ACTATGTAACGGTCGCATAGACTATTTAGCCTTGCTCTGCGAGTCTTAGTGGCGTAAGAGGTGTTAGTTTAAATTTAAAGTAAGAAAATAGTATGCATATATAAATAAAGATTTGTATTTCATAACTATTTTCTGACTTTAAATTTAAACGACCACCGCTCACGCCACGAAGTCTCGCAGAGCGAGGCCAAGTGGTCTGTGCGACCGTTACATAGGCCCCCTCCCTGCTAGGGTTTTAAACTCTTAACTTGAAGCACGTCGAAGCGCTGACTGCCAGTCAGTGGCCCTCCTGCCTAAAGGTACTCTAGCATAGCGCGCCTGTGGTTTGAAAAGTCGCTTTCTAAGTCACTTAGAGGGATCTACCTTAAATTTTCTAGTGACTCTTGACCAGTAAACCACCACATTTACTCGTCCAAACCAACCTCATCAGTTGAAATTCTTGGCAAGCAACTGTGTCCTGACCCACTTCTAAATTTTCTTTTTCCTCTATCGTAACTAAGATTATTTACCCTGAAAGTCACAGTACTTTCTGGCTGAGATAGGCGTGAGCTTATCTAATTAAACCCCACAAGAACGGGTTCTATTGCATCTGCATTTGACAGTTTTGTTTGGTCATCTGAGGAAGTTTTTGCCACACTCATCCGTATAGTCATTTACGGCTGTGCTGCCCTTTTCATTTTCTTCATACTGTTGGCAGCCCAAGTGCTATTAAGTGCTAGAACGTCTATAGGGAAGTGTCTAAGTGATGGTGCAAAGGCAATAGGCTCTAGCGAACATGAGCTACACAAACTTCTTTAAGCCATCAGTGGCTGAGCGCCTGCACGATAGATTCCGAGGGAAAACCATAACTGCCCTAGAAAAGGGGCAGTTTCCAACAGGTTTTTCCATCGACGAACCTCTCTCAAGAGGAACTACCACCAAGAAGAATGACAAACCCTGCACCCACGCTGCTAGAACATATCAAACGGGAAGTCATCTGGTTTGTGCTGGCTGTAATCGGCGTGTGCGCACTCCTCATTTCAATGAAGGTTGTTGCGGGGCTGAGATCGGTGTTCCCTCAATTGCCTTTTACTGCCTCGGTAATATCTTTAAAGCAGCCGAGGCGACAACAGGAGGTTTGAGGAGGATTGATATAGTTTCCCATCTAACTATTGATCACATTCTTGGAGAATGGCCATTCCTCAATGCAAGCTGGACTCATAGCCCGCCAAAGATCTGCGGGCCGGGAGTCGGAGTTTGGGTGGTTCCGGTGTCACAGGAGATTGACGGAGACCACTTCTACGCATCAAGAACACACTGCTCAATGCAGTTTTTCGCAGATGCAGAATGGAAGATCTGTAGAAATAAACCAATCCCAACACCCATTGCAATGGATTTCCAATTCAATTGGCGGGGTAAACCTAAAGTCACCAGATTCCAAATCCTACCAAAAACATACCATGGGAAAAACTACACAAGCTTCACAATTGAACACACTTTTGACAAAATCCGGTGGAAGCATAATCCTGAAGTCACAACAGATCACAGGCTTGCCCTGCGTGAGGAAGAGTTTGAGATGGGCGTCAGTGCCTGTCACTCAACCCCACCAGAAGAGTGGATTCAGAGATCCGCTTTGAAGCCAGTCACAAAATGCGGCCCAGTACACTATATCAGCAATGATGCTGGACTCAGACACAATGTTTTTGGTTACAGGACCAACTCAGAAATGAAAACTTTTCAGGGCTTGGCCTCAGACACCAGCATTTTCCCAAAAGGAACTTATGCTGGCAGAGTGATTACAAACGTTGGACTAAGACACACCACAGAAGGAATTGTTGGTGGTACATGCTACTTACATCTTTTCAAAAGAGAGCGTCAACGCAGAGTGTTGGAAGAAACCGTTGATGTGTTACGCCAAAAAGGAATACCATCAAGCACTTTAAGAACACAACTCAGGAAGCACGGCTTAAAAATCTGCAGGTTTAACTCACGCTGTAGACAGTTGCCAGAAACCACTTTTGGTGTCCAGGTAATGGGGCGTAGAGCCCACATTGACCCAAGCCAGTGTCATTTTGCAACATACCCATCCGACACAGATTTGGAAGAAGTCAATTTGCTAGACGTCGTTGACTATGTCGGAAGCACGGTGGGTTGGGCAGAGGAAGTTGATGCTCAAGAGAAGGTTACTGAGAAGCCAAAAGAGGAAGACACTGCTAAAATACCAGCACAACCAGTAACCACATCAGATCAAAACACCTCTGGACCCAGCGTTCAGATACCTGAGCGACAGCAACCTTCTTTACGGAAGCGCAAGCAAACAAAAAATCAGCCCTCGTTGGGCAACGCTAGGATTCACTTAATCTCTGATGCTGGGGTAATAAAGAAGCACAATCTTGAAAACAGCTCACCAGCAAAATACCAATCACGCCCCAGTGATGGTGGTTGCATCGTGCCACAAACCAGTTGTGTGAATCAGAACACTGCAGTGCTCTTCAGTTCTGGAAAAGGAAAGAACAAGCATTTGAAAAGAGTCGTCGTGGATGGTCACATTCATGGCGAAGAAAAGGGAAGAGTCTACTTTCTCACCAACTCCCAGAGCATTTGTGCAGAGCCAACCTTTGTGGAGGTTGACAAGGACAGCATCACCAGAGAAGTCATCAGTCCTGCTAGGGATGGATGGTGTGGTTACACCGTGGCCGCTATGGCCAACGGTTTGATTCAAAAGAACCAAGGAGAGTCTATCCTTTTTCATGATGAGGCCTTTGGGAGAGTGCTTGATGCAATTATAGCAGAGGATTATTTTGATGCCAGCCAAGTTGATGCCATTATGGATCACTTTAACAACATGGAGGATCTACCATTTGACCTCTGGCTTGAGGATGACATTGTCAGCAAACTCTCCGGTTTGCTGGTGGTGAATGGAGACCAAACTAAGTTAATCCCTGCTGGCATGGATAATGTGCTTGTTTACAAATCAAATCATTGGCACTTGAACCAGCATTGCTTCGTCCTCGATGTCGCACCCAATGCGGCAGCTGATGGATTTGAACATATGGCCCACGTTCTCCAACCCAGCCTTTCAGTCAAGAGAAATTACATCCCAGCGATCCAAGATCAGGCGGACTGCAGTGAGGATAGGTGTTGTGCCCCAGCTTGCCATTACTCCGGCGAACCACTGTGCACGGCTCACCTCATTAGCAGGGGTGGGAACCCCAAAACAGCAACAAGAATGACACCAAAGAAACAGGGTTTCTTTAGAAGATTTGCCAGAGACGTCGCAGACGTAGGCGTGGATTGCTTGACCCCGGCCAGTGCTGAGGATTTCTTCATCATGATCATCTTGACTGTCTGTGCTGTCCTCCTCTCTTACTCAAGCTTTCTGAGCTTCATCTTCTTGCTTTCACTCACCGTTGCAGCCTTCTTTTATAAGCAGCGCCCTGCTGGTTACATCCTCCCAGGAGCTATCACGATCTGTGCCCTCTTTCAACACATCTACCTCGCCCTTAAGGCAAAGCCTGATTGTCTCACATGGTCCCCCGACTGTGAGAGGTATTATGGCCCCCAAGATCAGAAAGAGCATCCAAGTTTCTCACTCGTCTTTGGCATCCTCGGTACCTTCATGAAGCTAACGGCGGGACCCGACAGGCAAATGACAACCATGCTCATGGCGGTCTCTGCTGTGGGCGATCTCATCATCGTTCTCTGTATCTGCTTGATGTACAAGGTCTGCAGACGCTGTTTAAACACTTGCCATCGTGTGAAACACAAGGGGATGAATGGTTCTTTTGGACAAGCAGTTACTGGCCCATCAACAATTCAATATGCCCCAGAAACAATAACAACCTTTGGAGACATCTTTAAGAAGAGTGAATGTACATGGGCCGATTTGGCCTTTGGAGTGCCCGTGTGCTACGCTGGAAAGCAGGATCAATTCGTTTATGTTAACCAACCATCAAATAAGAATTTCGAGGATTGGACTGAGAAGGACAAAACAAGCGATGACCTCGTGTTTGCCATGCCCAACACTCAATTGGCCTACTGTCACTATGTAAGATACTTAATGAAATGTGGCACCGCAAAAATCACACTACCCAGCTCTACAAGGTCAACACTCCCAAAGAATCAGGTCTACCCTCAAAGTTGGGAGAATTTTAAATTGCCATCATTTATGCCAAACCGACCCTTCCGCTCCAGGGGAATAAACCTAAAGGTCGATCCATTGACTTTTGCTGCCCTTGAGGCATCAAATTTCCCCGGACTGGAACAGGTGGAATGTGTTCCTGACACAGCTGACTACTTTCCAAGTACGGTTGGTGCCACTGACATTGTTCTTGACCCCAATGGCATACCATTCATCCAAGGTGCCCACAAACTCTATTCACTCACTGGAGAACAAATAGTCAAACTCCAAGAGGCTGGTTACAACTTTGGCGTAGACCTTAGACAAAGAGCTATGCAGTACACCTTATTGGCTCTTCAATTCCTGCTGTTTCTTGTGGACAGATTGAGACAAAGACCACAGTGTGGCAGGGGCACCGAAGACCCCTTCTGTAGAAATCCATTTGCAACCCCAAAATATCACCTACCATTGATTCCAGTTAATTCAAAGTGTGATGGGTCTGTTTGTTCAACCGAGGAGGGGCTGTACAGGAGAGCTGTTGTTACGGGCATTGATTTCCTCAATCTCAGAACTGGCATCGCTATTATGGTGGTATTCAGCATAATCATTACAAAGGCCTATAAGAGAAGCAGTACTTCATACTATGCACTTAGCTGTCTATCGCTTTTAGTTGTTCAAGGGGTGCTTACCCCTGAGCAAGGCTTCTTCTGGTTCTTCTTTGGAGCGGCAGCAGACGTCATCACTATGCGCCCTGCAGCTCAAGATTGTATATTGTCTGCCAGTCTCTACTTCTTGCTTTTGCCTGCTCCAGCATCTTTCGCCGCTGCAACCCCATATTTAATCTTATTAATCATTATCCTCAACCCTTTCGCTGCAATCCATCACGGATTCGACGGTGCCATCGTGAAGAGTGGCTTGTTGAGTAAGGATCCAAGGTGCCCAGTGTATGTGACACCAACTACACTTTCAGAGATCAGCGCTGCCAATGGTGTGACATTGACAACTGCCATTACCAAATCGGCCGCAGACCCTGAGGACAGCCTGTCCAATTGCGCCTTTAGGTGTATGATGGACGGAAAGGCTAGGATCTTCATTCCAAAAGTGAGAAATATGGTTAGGTTTCTACAAGAGTCAAAGGCAAGAAGTCAAACTAAGACACAATCAACCGTGATGTTGACTTCAGGAATCTCTGTTGGGTCTGGCGCACTTTTCACTGCATCTGGCTCACAAATCCGCCATCTTTTTGGCAAACTTGGTTTCCAAGTTCCTGGCTTTGTAACAACTGCCTCAGACATGTATATTCTTCTACTCACCGCAAGTCACAATTTGCAGGGGTCTATACGAGTAACTCTATCAGAGGGGAGCTCGTTTAAAATCATGGAAAACCAATTCTTCAAGAAGAATGACCTCGCCGTCAGCATTCTGGAACCTGAACATTCAAACATTGTGACTTTCAACATTCCAAGACTAACACAAACAGTGGACTACACCGGCCCCGCCTTTTGGTCAACCAGAACTGGCGTTGAGCCTGGTTTCACTGCCAGGAGTAAGGAGGGTAACCTCTTTTTCTGTTTCACCGATCCTGGCGATTCAGGTAGTGCTGTCATTGACTCATCTGGAGGTTTAATTGGGATTCACTCTGGCTCAAATCAAAGAGGAAGATGTGTTGTTACTGACCTGTGTGGCAGAATGGCACCTTTAAATGACATCTATCTCTCAGAAGTGGCCCCACACTTTCGCGGACCATTGGTTCCAGTTCCAGAACTGCCACCTGGTCTCGTGAAGGATGTCAACTTGATACCATCACTGTTGGCCACGATGTTGACTGAAAATAATGTCAGACCAGAGGCTTCAGGTGATCCATTTTTCTTGCTCTGTGCTTCTATCCTCTCTATGTTCTACTCCAGTAATGGCTTTGGGTGCTTGCCTTTGGCTATTCTTTGTTGCTTACTAACCTTCCTACCAAGGAAGGGTGGAAGAATTTTTATTGAATGTATCTATTGTATCATGAGTTTGCTTGATCCTCGGGTTGTCCCCGTTGTAACCGCCTGTAAATTAGCTAGCAGCTGCCTATCTTGCTCAAAAAGTGTAATGCTTGCTCAGACCTGCCTCGCTGCCGCCTCGACCTTCATTGAGATGGCTTGCGACACTGCCGTTACCGGTTACATCATACCTAGCTCATTACTTCAATCAGAGTTTGGCCCACTTGCTATTACAACATATCTACTCATTCTCGCCATACTAGCCATGCTTGCTAATGAAACACCATTTGATTTAATCAGTGGCTCGACTGAATTGAGCGCCAAGGCTGCACTGTGTAGGATCCTCAGAAGGGAAAACCATCCGGTGGAGGAACATGTTGTTGGTGGAGGTCTGGACCAAGTAGTATCAGATCCCGCACCAAAACCAACCAAGGTTGTTGTAACACAGGAGGCATCGACAGAGGTTGTGGCTAAGGCGTTTACTGAAAACGAGCTCGATGTTTTGAAGAAAATTAGTGGCCTAAAAATATTCACCAGTGCAATGAACATGCAAAAAGCCTTCGCCCAAAAATTGGCAGCAGATTTGAGGCGTAAAGCAGTGGAAATCGCTGCAGTAACAACTCTAAATTTAAAAAATGGCTTTAATCACCTCTCACTAGCTAAATTCTTCTCCTCAACGGATGTATCTACTGGGGAGACGGCTGTTTTAATAACTGATGACAGTCATGAGAAAGGTGACGTGGTTCCAATTGGCTCAGCTACATTCTTAATAAATGCTAAATATAACTTGCTTGGCTGCTTAGCTTACAACGCCACTTGCATTGCGCAGGAGTCTGATATTGTTAATGGATGCACATACTTAGGTAGACATCTCTTTAAGGTTGGCAAGTACATTCACAGGATGGTCGAAGAGGGACCCCACTGTAAATTTGTTGTGAATGGAAAGGAGTATGGTTTTGCCAGACCAGTTTCAGAAACTGATAGCAAGTTGCTTGTAAGCACTGCTACTCAGATGCTTGAGGGTGTTAAAAAGAAGGTCAGTAGCATGAAAGTTGAAAAGAACGCCCCAGAGGCTGTTGAGGCAGTTACAGCTGCTATCATTGAACACTACCAGGAGAGTGACACCCCAAAGAAAAGACCTGCTGAACTCCCCATGACAGTCTGGGGTTACCCGGGCTATGAGGAGGCAGCAAAACTTTCAAAAGAGCAGCGCTTTGCCTTGGCGAAGAAGCTGATGGACATGGAAGATGAAGATGAGTCTTTAAACTAATTAGGGGACAGGACCATCAATGTCCCCGAACTGCTTTCTGCGATTCTGCAGATGTTGGATTCACAGAAGTCCACACCCACAGCTGCACCGACGGCTGTATTGAAATAAAAATTGCATCAGAGCAGGAGGTCGCTAATTGTTTAGAAAGAAAAGATGACCCTCGGCAACATTTGCTAGCCATTGTTAAGGCAGCAAGTGGGCTGACATTGCTCATACGCCCCTACTTAAAAACCTTTGCACAACAAGCTTCAGACATTCTCAAAGGGGTTTATCCAACGCAAGAGGACGTAGGTGCCCCTTGCCCGGTTGGTAATCCAGGAGACACAGGTTTCGCTGGTTATAAGGATTTGGAGAGTTTAAACTCCCCACGTAGTGTTAAGTTAAGTATAGATTTTTATAATGCTTTTTCTTTAGCTAATGGCTTTATCCCTAAAGCTAGGGACTGCTTTAGTAATCTTTGCTTGCCACTTAGGAATGTATATAATAGGTTTTCACATAATTGTAAGTTGCCAATAATCAGAGACTATGATTCAGACACCCTCGTCAACACCCTCTATGGGGACATTAAATTCACTAGGGCCACTAATTATGAGGGAGTGATTGCACTATCAGAAATCCATCCAAACAAGCCCAAAATAATAGCTGGTGGTAAACCAATCTGTACAGCTTCATTCATTGTTCCACGACTCTTCCTTCCAACTGCCCCAAAAGAAATTTATAATTGGATTAAGGAGGAAGATCATAAAATGTATTTACCATTAGCCACCCCCAACAACCTTGCAGATGATTTGGAAAAGTATTGGATGTCATGTTATGGTGTCCTTCTGCCAGGAGTCGCTGAGATGATTTGGAATTTCTTTCTCAGTCACTATGGTGTGCTAAAAAGTACAGAAAAAGCTTCAACAATTAAATCAAGAGACGGGAAGGCTGGCCCTTCGGCTGAAATCGTTTCTGTGAAGAAGCTACAATCCTGTGATAACATTGATGAAATTTGTGATTTGGTTATAGCAAGAAAAGTCCAGTTTACAACAGTGGTTTGCCCAAAGACTCAATTCCTCCAGAAAAATAAGATTAGAACAATTTGTGGAACAAATAGCTTAGTCTGTCTCGCCCTCAGGGCTAGGTTGGCTGGAGTTGTTGGAGGAATTCACTGTGCCGGTGTCTGTCATTGTCCAATCGCACTCGGCTTCAATAAATTTGAATTTGGTGTAGATGCCCCTTATGATGAATCATTTTATTTCTGTGCAGACATGGCTAGCTGTGATCGTAGTACTCCATTAATTTACAGATATTTCACTCTAGAGGTAATAACATCATTGGCTGCTGATCCAGAACTGCTCCCAAGCATGATTCTAAACACCTTGCATGACCAATTAGAACTCTCAGGCCATATCTTTACCAAACCTGGAGGTTTGAGTTCTGGAGACCCGGTCACTTCATTGAGCAATTCAATCTATTCACTCATAATCATTTACAGCTTTATGTTCCTCTGCGCCCTTAAGGAGCAGGATAGGGAAATAATTGAAAAGTACTTCTCCTCAAACCTTAATTTGGATGATTTTTCAGAACACATTCGGCCACTTGTCTATTCAGACGACATCTGCGTTATAGTTAACAAAAAATCCCCATATGCAAAATATTTCACCTCAAAAAAATGGGCTGCAGCCTACCAGGGTTTCACGGGCATTAAGGCAGATGTTAACAAAAGCTTTGGCTCAGACACTGTTGGGGAATTCTTGGGTGGTTACCTCAGAAGAGTGGGTAGCAAGATAGTTTGGCACCCTAGTCCATCAAGGGTTCGCCATAGTCTGATGACTGTTTGGAACGCCACCTCCTTAGATGATTACTATGTTAAAGCCCATGCCATTCTCTGTGACGCTTGCAATGGCTTCAGTGATGGCTGTCCAGACTTCGCTGTTTTCGTTGACATGTTGCAGAGACTCAGAGAATCAGCAAGAATAAATTCACCGGGGCTTGAAGACCTGTTTACCCTGACCTCAATTGAACAATTTGGAGATGGATTTAATTTGGAGAGCTACAGACAGGAGAAGAAACAACTCTTCTGTGGTCATTGCATGCAGTTTCCAATTGCATTCTGTAGCTGCGGCTTCAAGTGCTGCCCAAAACACCTTGTCAACCACACATCAAAGTCACATTTGCTGTCCCCGTATGTTGGTTTCTGTTGTCATGGAGGAGAATTTTTAGGGATTGGTAAGGATAGTGTTGTCTGCTGTGCCTGTGAGAATGGAGATCCTTTTATCACGGTTTTCCCAGAATTGGATAACTCAGAAATTTGGACCAAAATAAACTCAAAATATGAATTGGATAATGCAAACATGGCTGGAGTTGAAGTAGAAGTCTTTGATCAAGGCAAAGTAAAGAGCCCCGTAACGGGCAGAGGAGTTATCAGCAGAAGCACATGCTTGATTAGAAAGGATAGGGATGCCCAATATTTAACATCAAATAGAGTTATTAAGCCTGGAAAGTATGTGTTCTACCCAACCAGAAGCAGCCTTGAAAACATTCATATACCAACTGCAAAAGCAAATTTAGCAAAATCAGAATTCATTTTAGGCCCCCCAGGGACGGGAAAAACATATAGTCTCTTACAAATGGCACCACCTGCGTCATCGGTCTACTTCGCAACTCATTGTTGTCTTGACGGTGCCATAACATGTGCAAAGGAAATGAGGAAAAAAGTAACATTCAAGCAACCATCATTATCAATTTATGAATATAGAAATCAGGAAGACTCAAAACCCCCAGGAATGGATGTACATTTAGCAATTGGACTCGGATTTGAACCCAAAAGAAAGGCTCTTTTTGATGAATACACCTTGCAAAGTAATATCATAATTGCCAGAGCAGCAAGCTCGTCACCAATTGTTTGTGCTGGCGACCCAAACCAACTCTCCGCTGTTGACAATGAACATTTTAAAATTTCTAATTTTGGCAGAGTTTCTCAACTAAACACTTGCTATCGATTTGGTCAAAATTTGTGTAATATAATTCAGCCAGTCTATCAGGACAAGATCACTTCAAATAGACCCCACACTAAAATATCATTTCTCACTCAAAACACCCCACCAGCAGAGGATTTTGTCTGTTTAACAATCTATCATAGAGACAAGAGAGAGGGTTGGCACACCGTTGACTCATGTCAGGGGTCAACTTTCGATAAGGTCTTTTTGAGCTTACCATCAATTTGTAAAGGAAAGACTAAGAATAGATTGCTTGTTGGACTGACTAGGTGTAGAATTGAATTGGCTGTGTTCGACCCCTTTAATCAATTATCAAAAGCTGGTTTCACCGCGGACGTCAAGGCCGAGGCCGGACCGCTGCCACCTGTTGCAATGGATTTGGAATTTCTTTTCAACCCTCATTTCTTTGCTGCTGAGGTTTCCGTGAAGGAGATTGGAGGCCAATGGTTGCTGAAGGATGCCTTATTGCCTAACCCATCTGGCACCTCACCACCATTTAGGGAACATGAGAGTACACCGGGTTTATTGAGAAAATGGAGAAAGGAACATTTTGGAAGAAAGATTTCCAATGCCTCAAAGCTGAGAGAGATAGTGGACACCAGGAAGTGTTATGTGTTCAATGGCCACAATGATGTGAAAGCCCTCAAATTATTAGGTTTCAACTTAAACAACATCATAAGTCTCAAGACAAAGGAGTCATTAAAGAAAATTTGTGAAGACCTTGGCTGGGAGCCGGAGAGGGAACATACAAGCTCTAGTGGTACACAGATCCTCCATGACCTTCTCTGTTTTGGCATGGAGAAAAGTAAAGAGAATTTTCAACATCCAGGCCCACTACCCAGAGTTTGTATGAATTTGGGATTTCATTTTGCCACCAAGGAGGGTTATGGGTTGCCAGTGCTACCGGAGCCACTCAGACATCTTTGGCCGGTGGTGACTGATGACCCTGGCCTTGATGGTCTCCTCGTTACCAGAGCAAGACATGATGCTTTTTCAACACCGGCAATTTGGGCGGGGTCTTACCTCAATGGAGCCATCTTTGTACCCAAGGATTCAGAACCAGCCTATTATTTAACACTTAGATCAGAAGGAAAAAGTCATTCAACACCAGAAACATTGTTTAGTACTGGCAGATTTGAGACAAATTTTAGGGAATATTTAGAAGGGGAGGAACAGTTTGCAAAGAAATGGGCCCATGCTAGCATAGGGGAAATCAAGAAAACTACAATTGGCGGAAGCCACCATATAACATCTAAATATCTCCCAGACAATGTTCTCCAGGGATCAGTCGCTTTCTTACCCGTTAGCAAGCCTGGCAGGGCTTCCAAACTGCTCTGCTCAGTGACAGATGTACATTTGGCCCAATTTGAACAACATACAAGTATAGAGGGAATCAGCTCAGTAAAAAAGATTAGAATTGATTTTGAGGATCAGCGACTCATGGTTTGGAAAGACGCCACTTTTTATATTCAGGAGGCATTTACTTGCATCCCGGCGCTCGTTCAGTTCACCAATGGGTTGAAATTCCCAAGCAATTATCTCTGGTACAATGTTGATTTGGAAACAATTAGTATCAATACCCTTCTAACAACCAAGAAGTCAAAAGCCAATGTTGTAATAAGCCATGCCCCGCAGGAGCTGTCAGATGGTCAATTCGGTATTTGTCTTATAGCACCAACAACCAAATTTAAGCCAATAAAGATTTTGAAAGCGCACTGTTCAACATATTATGGTGCTGGCCCTGTTAGTGTAGTACTTTACCAGAAGTCAGAGGTCCCTGACAATGAGCCCCTCGTTCGAGCTATTGAGCGAGCCAAATTTTGCCCAACTAGAATCATGTCATCAAAGATGTCTATAAGCCCATTCACATTCTCGCCGTCACTCCAGGACCAGGTCCAATGGCCTTGATTTGTTCCACTCTTGCCACTATTGCTGTGCTTAATTTCTCAATTCCCAACACACCCCAACCAGTTATACCCAAGTATAGTTATGTTGATCATCATGAATCTTTGCTTAATTTCACTTGTTTGGCTGGACACAGGGGGACTTTTGCCAGGCTCTATTGTGCCTACCGCCAACCCTCAATATATAGGGATGATGATTTGAACACATTTTTGAGTACAAGTGGGGAAAAGCTCAACCACTTCCATTCTAGTTCAGATGGTTCAGGTACATTGAAATCTTTTGCAGCTGCATACACACATTTTGCGAAGAAATTTGCCTACAACTGCCCCTCATATGAGACTACTTTTGAGCATTGGCTTCTCATGACGCATAGTGATGATGAATTGGATATGATTTTTGGCATTAAAGGAACACACCACCCCAGTGGTTTTGGTGCTAGTTTCACAAATTGTTTTAAACATGATTCCATTAACCTTTGCTTCCGACGTGACAGTGAGTACTTGGCTCAGAGTCATTTAACATGTAATTTGTGGTATACAACATCTATCAAGTGTGCCCAGTACGCCAGCACTAGGGCATTGGATCAGAAGCAACGGTTGCTTTTCTTTACGCAGCTACACCGCCAACAATATGACAACATTACCCATCAAATTATAGAAAATTGGAAAACAGATCAGGGAATTCTACATAACATCACATTGCAGCTTGTGCTGCAGGCAGTCATCAGTTTTTTGCACCCAATTGTAGTTCAGAAGCCAAATGACACCCAGTTGTACCTCTGTGCAAATCTACAGCAGAACACTACTTCAACAACTGGTACACACAAAGTCACACATTTATCAGTTAAGCATATTGACAACCACCTCCATGCCTCGAACAACATCACTGGAAGCATCCAGGCAGTTTTTGTTAAAATTGATTACAATTTTGTTGTTGCTAACGTGGGTTTCTTCGCCTGCGGGCTATACATTGTGGTATATATCTCCTCAAATTCATAACCTTCCAAATCACACCGCTAATGCTACACTTAACTTTAGCACTCCAACGTATTATAATATAAAATGTAATTTTAGCATGATAGAGAGCGCCAATTCAACAAGTGATAATAATGACACCCAACTTATAACATTGTATGAAAATGCCACCCAGGAGTTTTGCCTTGGAGTTTTAGCAATATCTTTATCCCCAGGTGGTGGTGCTTTCTTTAATGGCACAGTGCTGGCTGTCTTCACCAGCCATGAGGAATTGGTCGTGGCTGTTGGCCATAACAATGCCACCTGCGAAGCCACTCACGCTACTGAGGTGTGCAATCATGGTTTTGTAGTTAGGGGGAGTTTTCATTATTGTGGCAATAGCTCAGTTTTCAATATTAGCCATATTTCAGAATTTACAACATTGTTATGTAGGGGGGATGTCAAATGGATTAATTTTCACCCCTTATCTTGGTATCAAAAGGAATTAATTAGAAATCATAAAGCCCTAGATGATTTGATTCACAGCACTTTTGGCATAAGTGTAGATTTGGATGCATATGAGCGCAGTCTCACAATTACAGCAATAGTTTTAAATTCACTAGTATTAGCCCACATCATTTACACCGTCTTCGCAAGATGGCGTGCACGTTACCAACGTCGAATGCCTCGTGCACATGTGCAAACTACACCAGTGGCATGATGTGTGGACCAGCTGGTACCTACGGGTACGATATGGAGTCTCTTGCTTTGATGTTCTTTATGCTTGGGTGCTTTATACCTCACAGGCCAGTTAGAATTACAGTTGTTTCTCTTGGTATGATATCATCCATCTGTAGTTACATCCTCCATGGGATTGGCTTCTTTAAATACCATGGCTCAGCTTGGAGAAGTGTTCATAAGGTGCACGCCACCACCATCATTTTACTTACTATGTTGATTTGTGTTCTTACTGTTCTTGCCATTATTCGCTGTGTTTATAGTTGTAGGAATTGTAGAATTTTTGGATGCCGTGGATGTTGCCATGATACTTATGTTGCCCAAACTGGAAAGAAATTTTATAGCCTTGGTAATGCATTGCTGTTGGAGAATCACCCCACTGACCCTTCACAGGTCCTAATCAATGGGCAGCCAATGCCAAGAAACACCACTATTTACAAGGACCATGAACCAATACAGACAGCAGCCCTCAAGACGAGGATCATTCGCACCGCGACGAAGTAATCAAGGAAGAAGTTTTATGGGGCCTGAGAGAGATCTCAACCAATTGCTCCGTGATCTCTCATTTGTTGACAGAAGACCAGTTCAACGTCAAAGAAACCCATCAGTCAGAGCCCCAACTAATTCCGAAACTGACTTGCTTGCTGCGATTGAAAAACATTTTAATGTAATTGCCCCAGTTGTTGCTTATCCAGAGGGTGACGCTAGAAGAGCCATGAACAAGAGACAACTTTGTAAAACGGCAATAATGTTGCTTAGAACATATTTTGCCGCAGCTGGATACCTTGAGGATAAGGGTGGTCATTGGGAGGCAGCGTTTTTAATTAGCAAATCAGACAAGCCACAACATGAACCCGCTGTTGCTGCTGCTCCCAGTCAGTCTAGTGCTAGCCAATAGTGACATGTACACCCCAAAGTGTGTTTGTATGGCAACAGCTTATGAGAATGATTTGGGGTGGTTTCCAAAGCCAGATTCTGATCCCGCTGCTTGTTTCCCAATTAGTGACTATCAAACTATGGTAGTTTGGCCCAATGGCATGGTAAAGTGCGTTTATAATAAACTTTTGGAAAGTCATATTAATTGTACCATGGTCACCTTTGGAAAAATGGGTTTGGATTAAATAGTTTTATGCTTATGCTTTTATATATATACTAACATTAAAATTTACACACAAATAGATAATAGGTCACTAACACCTACAGTAATAAGTTTCATTTTATTAATCATTATTAACTAATAGTCAGTAAGGGGGGCAGTTCTCGGTGAGACACAGTACTCACCTCCTGCAATCGCATTATCTGTGTTATATTCACCTTTTAGCCCTCAGATAATCGCGACATCCCCATTTTGTTAATGGCTAAGTAATAGGATC